CGTCGGCCATTTTTACTTTAAACGCTTCAATCGCCGGGGCGTCGGTAGCGGCAACTTGCACCGCCTTGTCGCCCAGAACCACTGTTAACATAGTCATGGCTGATCCTTTAATTTTCTGGTCGTGGTTAAGTGGGACAAAGCCCCATGCTTGCGCACCGTCCCCGATGCGTAATTCCTGATTTGCCCTGCCCTGATCGACAAGTGCAACGTGATTAACTCGTATGTTTCGCTGTATCGCGTCGTATGCTTCGCCGCTGTCTGTGAGGCCGCTCACCATCTCAACGTCGGCAGTGTAGCCAAGGGAGAGTTCGCGCTTGCCGCCTTCGTAATCTTTGATTGCGGTGCCGTCCATCATAATCAGCGGCACGCGGATATATTCACCGTCGCGTGTAACCTCATCACCCATCTGGCCTATGGAATCTAGCTTCCAAGTGTCAGCGGTAACGCTTGCCGCGGGGTGATTGTTCGTCATCGGCTTATGCGCGATGCTGGCCATTGAGTCAGTGGAGAACACTTCGGACTCTGACCGGAACACTCGAACAAACTCCATTCCCGGCTGTTTCATCTCATCGCCGGTATACAGTTGGACATTGCCGGCGCGACTGACCCGAGACGATGCAACCAAGTAGCCGTCGACTGTGCGCTTGACTGTGCTTTCGTCAATCGAAACTTTGTCTACAAACTGCATTGCAAGCCTCCTTTTGCTCTACTCATCTTCGCCGCCCTCTAGTTCTTGCATTGCCGCCTCAAGCCCCGGCAAGTCGCCTGCTTCAATAAATGAGTTAATTAGGCTGTCGGATAGCGCCTCCACCGGAACCAACGGCAAGTCATCGCCGCCACCTGCAAGAACCCTTGCCGCGTCTGCCTTTGTCTTGAATATGTCGGCTTTGTCTTTCTCGCTCATTTGATACAGAGGGCGAAAGCGAAATTGACAGTCGCTTGTCCTATCACCTAACGCCGAACGTACAACCGCGTCCATAAGTTTTTCTAGTGGCTCGCGTAAATGCAGCTCTTGCTCTGCGCTGATCCTGTCGTAGTAATTCCTTAGATCACCATCACCCGTCGAGTTCATACCCTCAGGTGATTGACCAAGAAACCGGGTTGCAGGGATGTCAGCGGCACCGGATACAATCTGTAGCTGCAGGCGCTGTACTTCTGGGAGCTGTGCAAAATTGACTGACTTCTGCTGGTAAGTGTCGTTCTTGTCCAAAACCAGCGCATTAACAGTTGATTTCATGCTCTGCACTAGGCTAAACCGTTCCACAACCGCCCGTTTATAGACCTCACTTTTCATCCCTTCCATAAAGCCGTCAATCTGATAAACGTCAACTTTGGCCTCTTGAACCAAAGCCGCGATGCCCTGCTGGCCTGCGGTGGCGTCACGAATTGCAATCTCGATAGAATCAAGAATGCTGTCTGCCCATCGGTCGTAAAGAATCTGCGAATCAACCGGCAGTTCGTTGCCCAGGAACCGAACAACACGCGACGGATGAATGCGAATAGTGCCGCCAGCAGCGCCGATCAGATCGTAATAAATAGGCTCCATGTAAGTAGGGCTCATGGGGTCAAAGTCTAGCAGGCCGCTTGATAACTGGTATCGGTCCATTACTCTTATAAATTGCACGCCGCCTTTTTTTATGCTGCTCAGCACCAAGGGCTGATCGTTGTTGTCTTTGCCGTCGCTGATAATGATCCCGGCACCGCCCAACAAACGTGCTTGCTTTATGGCTTTGAATACTCGGCTGTAAACCTGTAGCCTTTTTTCTTCGGCTTTAATTAGTGCAATTTCTTCTTTGCTACACTGCCAAGCCCAGCCCTCGCGCATCATATCAAGCGCAGGAATGTCTATGGCTTTTCTGGACATCCAGTTAGATCGATATGCGTTCTCGGCTTGCTGCTGATCTAATGGCGTGAAATACCAGTTGCCCTGAGCGCCTTTGTCTTTCTCGCTGCCCAAGTTGGACATCGCGTTAACTAGGCCGCGTGATACATCGGAGAACCAGTTGCTCATGAATAGACCGCCATCATGTCATAGCCTTGATTTCGGATTAATGGGGCTAGAGCGTATCTTACCGCGTCCCATCTGTGGTTGTTATCATCCCCTATTTTGGGAAGTATATCACCTGTTCGCTTGTCTGTCTTGTAACTGTAAAGACGGGCCTCTTCTTGCATATCTTTACATCGAGTATGGATAACGATTTCATCAAAGGTTTTGATAAACTCAACTCCATCCTCAACGCTTCCGGGCCATTTTTCCACCCCGGTAATTTTTGGCAGGCCGTGGCGCTTTAAATAGCTTATTGATTCTGGCCTTGCGCTGTCTGCCCTCATAGCGTAATTAAAAACCATCGGGTCGGCGTCTATAAAATACTTGGCCGTGTCGTCTAGTTCCAAACCTACACAACCAGCGTCCTGGTCAATGTACAGGATTTTTTCCTTAATATAGGTCCGAACAAAGCAACTAGGGTCATTTGCAAAGCCAAAATCTAGCCCGTACATCGGGTCGCCAAACGATTCGTCAGGTTCAAATTCATCAACGCGCCAGTTTTTAAATACCTGCGCTTCTGACTTGGTATTGTGCTCACCTAGCCAAATGTGTGCGTATCGCTCGTAGTCTACACGACGCTGCCAATCCGCCAGCTTAATCATTTCCTCAGGGCACCAAGGATTGTCGTAATAATTAACGTGCACTTGGATCGCGTCTGGATTGTCTTTGAACAGGGTTTCAACTGAGTCATCGGTCTGTTCTGGGTTCCAGCTAAACCACAGTTCGCTGCCAGGCTTTCTGATTGTGGGCACTAACAGTTCAATAGATCGGTAGCTCAGGCTTTGGGCTTCTTCGCACCATGCAAGGTCAAATCCTTCTAGGGACTTTATGGAGTCTGCGGTGTGATCTTGCATACCTTGGAATATGATAATCCCTTGCGCACCTATGCGGCGGATTTCGGTCAGCGTTATCTCAAACAGGTGAGCAACACCAAGCGCCCGTATTTTATCTTCGACCAACTTCTTTGCGGAAAACTTGAGTGACCTCTGTATTTCTCGAACGCACACGGTTTGATAGTCTGGATATTTTACATGCTCTTCAACCAGCATCTCTGCCATGAAGTGAGACTTCCCACTAGAGCGCCCGCCCTTTGCCCCTTTGATCCGGCTTGGCTGAAGTAAAGGGACAGCCCATCTAGGTGTCTGTATTTGCAACGTCGATAATGACACGCTCAATCTTCCCTATTGTTTCACCGTTGCTCGTGTGGTCGATGTTGGTTGACTCCCTCCAGCCCGCCTGGGTCTTCATCCAAAAGATCATAGCCGCAGTGTCGCCGGTCTTTGCTTTGTTGAAAAGTGCCCCGCCTATAGTGGCGTTGGCTTTTGCTTTCGCCAGGTCTAGCTCGTCACGGTAATATTTGCGTAGGGTCTTTTCGTCAATGTCTAACACGCGGGCAATGTCTGGCTGAATTGTGCCTACCATCGTATGAAGCTGCACGGTTTGGCGTGTGGCCTCTGTAGGCGTGTGTGGCGGCTTAGTCTGGTGTTTGTTGGTCATACGGTCATCTTACTGTTGTATGTTTCGCCTGTTGATTCTAGTACGGCTTCTTTGCCGGTGTAATCCTGCCAGCGGTTTATGATTACGTCGCAGTAAGCGGGCGAAAGCTCCATCATTCGGCAGTGGCGGTTGTTTTTTTCGCAGGAAATAAGGGTTGATCCTGAACCTCCAAACCCGTCATAAACGGTCTTCTTGCCTGGCTGATCTTCCATCGCCATATCAATCAGCTCTACCGGCTTCATCGTCGGATGAACGGTATTGCGCTGTCGTTTCATTTCCCATACATCACCACGGAGCGTCTTATGGCCGCCAAAGTCGCCATAATAAAATATGATTTCGTGCTGCTTAAAGTATTTATCTAAGTGCTGCGCTGGGTTAACTTTATTCCAGACGATCATCGACTTCGGAGCGCGAGACAAGTCGGTCATAGCTTGCTTAAATAAGGCAGCGTACTGCCATGAACAGCAGACATACATAGTTTCGCAGCCCATTATTGACTGGCGAAGGAAGTCAGTGAAGTCAGCGTCACTCATCTTATCGTTCTTAATCTTGTCGCGCTTATCCTTTACGCCCTGGTAATCGATGTTATAAGGCGGATCAGTAAAAACCATATCGGCCTTCTGCCCATCCATCAGCTTTTCAACCGCATCAATGCTAGTAGATTCCCCGCACATCAACCGATGATTGCCCAGCACCCATACATCACCCTCAACCGTTACCCGCTCGTCAGGGGCTTCTGGTACGGCGTCCTCGTCGGTTAAACCTTCCGGCACTTCTTCGATCTGTAGGTCTGCAATTTCATCCAGGGAGAAGCCAGTAAGCTCAATATCAAAACCGTCTACGCCAAGCGCGTCCAGTTCAACCCGTAGCATCTCGCTATCCCAATCGGCGAACTCAGATACTTTGTTGACACTTAACCGAAAGGCCCTTACCTGAATCTCTGTCATATCATCGCACAACAATACAGGCACTTCTTCCAGTCCTAGCTTCTTCGCTGCCTTCAGCCGTAGGTGTCCATCAACGATTGTTTTGTCAGACTTTGCAAGAATAGGCACCCTGAACCCAAACTCACGAATGGCGGCTGCCACACGATCAACTGCGTGGTCATTATTGCGCGGGTTTCGTGCGTATTCTATAAGGCTGTCTGTCGGCCATGATTCAAGCTGTTGCACGGATTATCTCCATTAGTTTCATTCGCGTTGCCATTCCGCTTCATTGACACTGAAACTGTTTTATATACGGGAAATTCTTTCATTTGTTTGCCCCGATGTATTTCCATACACCAATTATACACTATTTCGCCCACAAAAATGCCCCTGGATTAGCGGGCGTAAGGTGCCATTTTGCAGATACGCGCATATGGCTGTAGCGCATCCTCCTACTAATCGCCGGAGGCAGGCTGTCAACACTGACTACACTAAAAAAGACTTTGGGGAATGCCGCCGCTTCGAGAACACGCTTTCAACGTCAGCGACACTCTGGCCCGAAGCCCTTATCGGTGTAGTAAATAACCCCTCAGCAGTCCTTAGAAAGATTGGGGCCTTGAGACATTACTATACCACCCCTACCGCTCCAACCGGAAGCCAATTGACAGAATAACATCAGCCACCACGCCCATATCAGTCTCGCCCCTTAGCTGGTTTAGGGCTGTTACTAGTTGGGTGCGGTCGGTTTGACATGAAGGGCGCGGCGTGTAGCGGTCGGTTCTCCAGTCCTTTTTTTTAACCGGCACATATTGATTTTTATGCCACCAACCGTCAACCGTGCAGAAAACATCTGCATTGCAGTCGTAATGCGTTGCGCCTTCCGGTGCCTCTGTCCAATCTGGATTGCTCATATCGTTCTCCTGTGCCCTGTGCGGGCTATTGGTTTTGTGTGTGGGGTTGCTAAGGTTAATCGGTGTTCG